TCTAACTTATCCTCAATCTCCTTTATGATCTGATTTAGACGCTCTTGACCTCCCTCAATGTAATTTGGTAGTTCATCCATTAGGATTTTCTTAGTGATTACGGGCTTCTTAACCGACGTCTTCTGGGTGACCTTGGTTCCGCCACGCGTCTGGACGTCATCGATCTTCTGAGCCTTCATGTATCCACCAATGAAGGTCTTCAGGCTGGACTCGCGGTCCTTTAGTACCTTGATAGCCTTTTGAGCCTCATTGAGTTGCGTCTTGATCCCTTCGAGTTCGGCAATCGCCTCCTTGAACTGATCGCTAATCGGCATTCCGTCAGACATCGTTTTGTTAACCAGTGGTGTAATTTCTTTAATTCACAAACAGTCAGAGTTGTTTCCCTGAATGTTTACAATTATCTATTAATCTAGATCAATCTAAGCGGTACCCTGACCAAGCTCGAAAGCGGGGCGCATCTGATCCGGGACGATCGTGGACGTGTTGAAGATCGTGACGGCCTCGCGCGGGTTCGGGGGCTCCGACCGGATCTGCTGGTTGGCATTCCGGAGAGCACCGCCGACGGTCTCGGGGTAGCCGATGAGGGCACGGGGGTTCAGGTAGTTCTGACCCTTGAGGATGTCATCGGGAGCAAAGTCACCGAAGTCCTCCTGAGCCGCCACGTCGCGGGGAAGCAGGCTGGAGGCAACCCCCATCCCGTTGGCAGCCGCCGCGGGCACGGACAGAGACTCGCCATTCACCGGAGCGGGCATGGAGTCAACCACGTTGGCACCCTCGTAGTAGGACTTGTACATCATCCCCTCCTTCATCCCGAGGGCACGGCGGATAGCGCCGTTGTTCGCCCACATAAAATAACCCACAGCAACGAGCAGAGCCAAAAGCAACATGGTCTCGGTCTTCATCATCTTAACCTTCATATCGTTTAACATTACTTACTAAAAAAATTCCTCCTCTTCCTCTTCCTCTGGATCTTCCTCAAAAAGACAATCCGAAAAATCCACGACCGCCTTCTTCGGCTTGGGCTCGGCCTTAAACTTGGCCTGATGAAGCACCCATTCGGTCTCAAAACTTTTCTGGAGAAACTGCACCGACCGAAGTTGGACCACAACGTCTACCACGTCGTCCTTGGCAAGTTCCTTGTCCTCGAGCAACGCCCGCTTGGCGTCATACAGCCTGACCGTTTCAGCCTTGTGCACGCTCAAGATATTCTCGTCAAGAGAAAAAGAAGAAGTAAATGCGCTTTCAAGTCGAGAGTCTGCGATCTCCTTACCGAACCAAGCCACCTTAGACTCCTTAGCCTTTGCCAGAACATCATCCTCACACTGTGCCACGGCCTCGTCATCAATCTTGAGAAGAAGTTCATCGTCCACGGAGACCACCTGGGCTCCCTTGAGTGTAACCAACAAAGGTTTTCCGTCGTCTGCACGAACGGCAACCTCCTTGACCCCGTCTTCCAAAGTAACGATCTTGGTAGAGAACTTCATTTCTATTTATTAAAATATAATGTTTAAGTAGATGGCATCAGACGCAGAAGATGAAGGTCACATAGAACACCTCGAAGCCAAGTTCCTGGTGGACAAACAAAAGCGCATCGAGAATGCCATGAGTTGGCACCCGAAGCAGGAGAAACTCATCAAATCTTGGGGCGAAAAGGCTCTGGGATACCGCTGGATCCATCACAGATGTGCGGTACGCCACAGCACGGCTCATACTAATTTTTCTATCATCAACATTGCCATGACCACCCTGGCGGGGCTGGGAACTCTGGTGGCTTCCTCGGAAGATGAAAATTCACAAATTCTTTTGTATGTATTCAGTTTTCTAAATCTCTCGGCCGCTGGAATTGCCAGCGTTCACAAGTTCCTGAGGTGCGGCGAGCAGTACGAATCCAACATGCAGACGTCCAAGTTGTTCAGTCGCCTGGCTCGTGACATCTCACTGGAACTCTCCCTTGAACCCGAAGACCGAATGAATGCCGTGGAATACTGCCACAAGGTCCGCGAAGACTACGACAAAATCATTGACCATGCACCCGAAGTTCCGAATGACATAATCAAAGAATACAAGAAAATGATGGACGAAGAAGATCCGGAGAATAAGTTGACTAGACCTGAAATGGCAAATGGAAAATTCAAAATATATTCAAGCTCTGAACGTGCAGATAACGCTAGTATAGAAGAACACACGACCCGGTGGACCAACCTACTGAACAAAGCCACCAATAGGTGGAGAAGTCTGCCACAAGCAAGTCGAAGTGAGAGACCGGTCCCGCCGACCCCAGCCTCGGTTGCCTCAGTGGTTTAGGTCCTCGATCCACATGTCCTTGGTGGTCATCCCCTGAATCCGCTTCAACTCATCCAATAGCGTCCTGGCTTCTTGCATGAGTTCCTGAACCGCCTCCTGGGTGTAACGCGAAGTCTTTAGTCCCCAGAGATGCTCGAAACTTCCATCGACCTTTTTGAACTTTTTGAGCATGTTCTCCTCGGCGTCCGCCTTCTTCAGTCCCATGACCCTGAGGGATCCATCGAGGATGCCCTTGACAAAGTTGGCGCGGTCCATCGCCATCCCGGAACGCTTCGCCAACGTGGCCACCAGATACTTCTTGCGCTTGTCGTAGAGTGCCATCCGTTCGGTTGCGTAGGTCCTGAGGATGTCCAAGGGCGTATCGAACTTTTCAATCCCATTGGGTCCGTGCAGATACATGTTGGTGCTTCGGATCGTCGAAGTCAATTTGAGATCCTTCTCCGGTGCCGACCCCTTATAGCCGGTGATCACAAAACGGACATTCTCCTCCGTGCTGTGATTGCTGTAGTTTTTGATGACATTCTTCTCAACAAGCCCTTCCAGAAACTCCTTGTAGGTCTGAGTCCACGTGCCTGGCGGGAGTTCGGTGACCTCGACCTTGTCCCCACTTGCCTGCCACACACCCTTGAGCGTCCAGATGCCCTCGTCCGATGCCGCAACGGTTCCCTTGAATCCACGGAACCAAGGCTTCATCGGCTTCAGTGCCTCACCGCGAATGAACCGTTTCAGATTTTCCTTGACGTCCATTGGATTGTGTGGAGGCACTTTACAACTGAACCCCGTCCCGATCCCTTCGGCGCCATTCACCAGGATCATCGGCATTGTGGGAAGGTAGTATTCCGGTTCGATAGGCTTTCCATCATCCTTTAGGTAGGTCAGACAGGCATTATCCCTTTCATCAAAAACCTTGGCGTGACCGGACAGTCGTGTGAAAATGTACCTGGCGCTTGCGTGATCTGAGCCACCCGCCAACCTTGTTCCAAACTGACCACACGGCTCCAACAGATTCATGTTGTTCGACCCCACAAAGTCCTGCGCCAACCCCACGATGGTTCCCTGAAGACTCATCTCACCATGGTGATAGGCAGTATGCTCCGAAATGTAACCAGACAACTGAGCCACCTTGACCTCGGACGTCAGATTGCGCTTTATGCACCCGTAAATCACCTTGCGCTGTGAAGGTTTCAGTCCGTCCCGAACATCTGGAATGGACCTGCGAATGTCCGCGTGACTGAACTGAATCAAGTCCTTGTGAATGAAATCTGAAACGGTCACCGATGTCACCTTTCCGTAAGGAAGGGGATCGCCGCGAAACGGTTCGGCGAGCCAGCGCTTCCGATCATCTGACAACGATTTGTCAAATGCCAGTCCGACCGACTTCTGACTTTCATGGTCAGCCACGAACCCAACCGTCAAACGTCCAAGATCCCTGAAGTACTCCTTGGCTTCCGCAGAGGTCGAGGTACCCAGACCCTTGTAGTATTTGATGGTGACTCCACGTGGCACCCTTCCCTGATGAGTCTGTTCGAGCCAGTTCACAAAGTCCCTCTCCGAGTAGAAGGATTCATTGATCCGTCCTCCTTTCACTCGGATCACCGGAGTGATCATGCTCACCACGAATCCCATGGTGATCAACTCGGGCCAGTAGCAGTCAAACATATTCAAGACCAGACCCTTGATGTGTGAACCATCCACGTCGGCATCGGTCATGATCATCAGCCTTCCGTAGCGAAGGTCACTGAGATCCGAGTACTTCTTGCCTTGCTGAAGACCCAGGATCTTCTTCAAATCCGAAAACTCCTGGTTGGCAGTCAGTGCCTTTGAGCCCAAGTCCCGAACGTTCCTTGGTTTGCCCTTGAGTGGAAAGACGCCATATTGATCCCTGCCGACCACAGACAATCCGCTGATAGCCAAAGCCTTGGCCGAATCTCCCTCGGTGATGATCAGGGTGCACATCTTAGACTTGGTTGTCCCTGCCCAGTTGGCGTCATCCAACTTGGGGATGCCCGAAATCCTGCTCTTCTTGGCGCCGTCGGTCTTTTTGAGGTCACGAACCTCGGAAGCCTTGGTCTGCGCCAAAAGTTCCTGTTCCAGAACGCCCTTGACCTGCTTCAAAAAGGCAGGTGTGGGTTCAAACTTGGAACCAAAGTCCTGCACCCGGGACATGCACTCGTGCTTGGACTGACTGGAGAATGAAGGGTTGACCAGAACTGCCTTGACTACCACCAACATACATTGCTTGATCTGCGAAGGTCTTAGTTTGGTCTTTTTGGCTAAGTCCGAAGTAATCTGATTGACTACGTGGTCGACGTGGGTTCCACCCTTCTCGGTGCAGATGCCGTTGACGAATGAGATTTGCTTAAATCCCGCACCGGCCGATGAGCATACCAGCACCTCCCACCGGTCTTGCTTGAGTTGCGCCAAGGGTTGGTCGGTGAAGCGTGAAGTGTAATCCTGGAGGTGCTTGATGGCCAGCATCTCACCATTGTAGTGAACCTTGCACTTGGTTGGCACCCACGCTGCTGCATCCAGAGCCCTCTTCATGAACATGTCTTTGACGTCCTTGGTGATTCCCTTCAGACCGAAACGTTCCCAGTCCGGCACCCAACTGACCTGCACCTTGGCTGTCTTTCCCGCGAAGGACTTGATTTTGGGTTCGGCACAGACGCGCATGTTGTCCTTCCAGACTTGATGATAGGACTTTTTGGTATCTGGGTCATCCACCTTTATCTCGAACTCCTTGGAGTAGATGTTGGTCAGTTTGGCACCATAGCCGTTACGCCCACCGGTGGTTCTCTCCTCGGAATCATCATAGTTGGATGATGTCAACAAGTGACCGAAGATAAGTTCGGGTGTCCAGACCTGTGTCTGTTCGTGGATCACCACAGGGATGGATATGCCGTTGTTGGCGATGGTGATTCTACCCGATTCATCCACGTCGATGGATATCTTCGTAACGGATGGATTCAGAGAACTCTGATCCAAAGCATTCACCAAGATTTCATCAAAAACCTTGGTCAGCGCCGGAGAGACACGTACAGTACGCTTGACGAACTTGTCACCCTGTGGCACCCACACATCCCTGTCTTCGGGCTTGACCTGACCCACGTAACTGTCGGGTCGATCAAGAATGTGTTGATGAAGGGTCTTTTTGGTATAAACCGTCATTAGTAAGGTACCTACCTTGCGTTTCTATTCTTTAAGAGCCTGAATGAAAATTTCACTCGTTTGTGACATTGGTCCCGGGGATTTTAACATTTGGTAGAGGATTGATACTGAAAATCATGGAGAGCATGAGAACCAGAGGGGTCGAGAAGGTGACCAGGATCCCGGTCCCGGGCATGTCGCGCTTCTGGAACGCGTAGCCAACGTAGAGGGGGAGCATGATGGAACGCCAGTAGTTGTAGACGTTGGTGCTGGTCTGGATGCCGAAGACCGGCGCGAGGACCGAGGGGACAATCAGAAGTGCGATGATTACGCTCAGATTTTTGACGAGATTCGTGTCGTCGCCGAGGACCCACCACCGAGGGATGGCGATCGCCATGAGCAGCACCATGTACATGATGGCACCGGGGGCCATCCAAAAGTTATTCTCGGGAGCTGAGAGGTAGGCAGCGAGAACCACCGCAAATGCAAACAGAAGTGTGAAAGCCGTCACACGACCATCCTTTGACTTATTGTCTGCCATTACTATTAGTGTTTGTGATTTTATTTGTCTGGACTTCGGGTTCAAACACCGGTTCCGGGACGGGCTCCGACACGGGCTCCGGCACAGGAACATTAAAGGTCATGGGCTCTGGCTCCATGGGCGGTGCACCTCCATTGTTCTTGAAGATCATCTTGAGTACGGGGTCGGCCAAGGTGAAGTTGGCACCGAAACCGAAGGCGGCAATGATGGCCGCGAGACCCTCGTTGTCTGGATAGTCTGCTTTGGGGTTGTTGGCCTGCACGAACATGGTGAACGCGAGCAGACCCATCATGGCCAAGGGAGGTACTGGGTTCATGAAAAGACCACGGAATGATTGGATACCACCGGCAAGTGCATACAGAACCAGCAACTGAACCAGTGGAATGAAATCTTTTTGCCAGTCTTTGAGATTTTCGAACCCCTCCATGGTTGTGTTGTAGGGGAGTTGTTTTACTTTATTTTCACTGACCACTTCGTTCCGTCCACGGAGGAAGAAGTATAGGCTCGGGAGAATGATCACCGACCATGCGAGGTAACTGAGATTATTGTAGAATGATGTCCCCGTGGTCAGTGTGACGCCCTTGACGCTGAGAAGCGAAGGAAGAGCATCCTGAATTAGCTGGAAAGCCATAATAAGCACCAGTGAAATGATACCGGTGTTCTGTACCCTCTTTTCTTGGATAACCTTGATATATCTCGTGAAGAAATAGACTAAGAACACAATTAGCGGAGGGATAGGGTTGCGAATCAGTCCCTGAGTATACGGACTGGTAGTCGCGGTCACCACGATAATCAATTGAATGGCAATAATCACCAGACGAAAGAACTCGGGTGTTTGGGCAAATGTTTTTGGTTTTCCGTCATCTTCAGAATCGGTGCTCGTGGTAAGTTCTACCGTTTGACGTTCGACAAAAAACCAAATATTTGGTAGGAGAAGAACAAACCAGAGAAGTGTCGACGCAATGGTATAGTTGGTGGTACCCGGCTGAAGACCTGCGAACTCACCGCCGACAAAGTTGCCCCTCTTAACGGCCGTGATTAACTGGGGAATCACCACAACGGCCAGAAGTGAAGCGCCACCCACCCACTGAATAAGGCGATTCTTATCAAATTCCTCTTCCTTCTGAACATATCGCAAGAGGTAGTACATAGAAATCATGACGATCGGAGGGATGGGATTCATCAACAATGCTCTGGCGGCCGGTGCAGCGGCGAAGGCACCTCCGGCGAGGAACACCTGGAGAAATAATAAAAGTGCCCTCGCCCAATTTGGTGACTTGGCTTCCTTTGGGTCACTGTTGACATTAAGATACATGGTAGGTAGGATCAGGGCCGACCACAGGACCCAAGAACCAAACATGTACCCTGGACTTGATACATCCATTATTACTATTATTATGGATTTTAAAATTGGGAGGCGATGCGTCCGGCCGTTTCACGAAGCGAGTCCACGTAAAGTGCCAAACCAGAAAGAATGATCATGCGAACCTGGCTGTCTGTCACAGTGAAATCAAAAAGATATTTCAAAAGTGAAGCAGTCAAGAATACAAAAATGCCGATGTTTCCAACTTCCCTCGCCGGGACGTCCAAGAACCCAATCATCACGTATGCAAAGATGATCATGGATGTCGAAAGGAAAATGAACTGAAAAAGATACTTGCGTTGCTCGGCGAGCCTTTCTGCTTCGCTTTTTTTGGCTATTTTTTTGACTGCTTTTTGGACTGCTTGTTGAGCTGCTTTAGCGCTACCAACAAAATCAAATGTTTGTGTTTCGTCTTCCTCGACTTCAAATTCTTCTTTCCTTGCTTTCCTTGCTTTCTTTGCTTTCTTTGCTTTCTTTGCCTTGAGATTTTCCGTGCGATTTACATCCTGACCGGTCAAGAGTGCCCACACCTGGAGAAAGAAGTAGGCAAACAGAAACTTGAAGAAAAAGTCAAAATCCTTTATGGTAGGAATGTAGGGTTCCGCCATTCTGCTATTACCCGATATAATAATTAGTTACCAGAGTGACTCCGAGAGGCACCAGGTACTTGGCGTAAGGATCCTTGAAGAGATCAAACTGACCCAGTGAACTTGGCACCGCGGCGAGGGCAATCACCAAGCCGGAGAAAGTCGCCGGGCGACTGGACCCCTTGGCCTGAAGGGTGATGAACAGGAGCGAAATCACCGAGAGGATGTAGAACAAGAGCGTGAAGAACTCCTTGAATGTCGCGGTCCTCTCTTCGTCCGAACCTTCCTCTGGTTCCGTTTTGTTCATGAGTCTCATAATTTTGCTCACCAACTGAAGAACAAAGTAGTTGTAAAAATACAGACTGATAAAGTAAACAGCCTCGGCGGGATTGAGCGCAGGCACCACACCAGTAGCGTCAGCCATATTACTATTGAGTTACAAAATTAATCATGGATGCGGGCACCACAAAATCCCTTGGGGTCTTCGATGGTCTTGTAAAGTTTCTTTCCCTCAGCAAATTCCTTGAGTTCGTCCAGGTTCGCCCAGAATTCCGGACTGTGATCATACTCCTTGACGGTCGCGTGGGCAAGTTCGTGCAGAAGGACGTGCATCAGTTCGTTGGGGCACCCGTCGACGCAAAGACCAATCTCGGAACCCTTGTTTGTGTTGAAACCCAATAACCCTCCCTGCATTCCGTGGTAGCCTACCAGTAGAATAGGTTCTTCCAACTTGCGAAACTTATGCCCCTCTGGAAGTTTTGAAATCTCCTCGCGAAGTTTCGTGTACCGTTTGCGCAAAGTCACCAAACTCTTGGGCTCACGGGTGATTCTGATGAATGACAAAAGGAGTAACCACATGGTCACATAAATTAGTATCTTCTGTGACATCTTACAATTAAAGAAGAAATTATATACTATAGTACAATGTCTCGTCTTGCAAAAGATAAACTCGTCGTTCCTGGTGTGTCATGGGCATGCCTTTCATTTGTTGGAAACCTTGATGGTGGTTGGGTTCGTCCTGCCGAGGGCGCCAAGCACACCGAGTTCATGATCAAGATTCGCGGTGCTTTCGGAACCAAGGGCGAGGCTGAGGAACATGCCAAGGAGCTTCAGGGACTGGATTCGTCCGTGGACATCTACGTGGTGAACATGTATGAGTGGCTTCTTCTTCCGCCTCCCCCGGTGTCAGAGATGGACAATGTCAAGTATACCGACGAGCGTCTTCAGGCGATCATGGATGGCTACAAGGAGAACCAGAAGCATGCCGCGCAGATGTTCGAGAAGCGCAAGGAGGACATGGCTGCCACGCCTTCAGGTTCAAAGATGCCTTTCTTAGAGGCCGGCGACGAGAACTCCAAGTTCTACAACAAGCCAGACGAGGCTCCTATCCCTCATCCATCCGAATTGGTGGATAAGTTCAAGGAGGAGTACCCTGACAAGAGTATGGAGGAACTTGTCAAGATGGCAGATGAAGAGGTCGCCAAGCTCATCAAGGAGCGCGAGGAGGAGCGCAAGAAGAACCTTCCAGCGATCGAGGAGATCACCGAGGAGGCTTCCGGCTCGGGTTCCTCAAAGGGTAAGGAGAAGATGGACCCTGAGCAGATGTTCAGTGGTTAAGCAGTGGGAAACACTTCAACTTCGCCTGAACCGGAACCTGGCACGGGAAGCATTTCAATTTCCAAGTCGGCATCTTCCCTGATAGGATAAAGGATATCTCTGGCCGGTAGCCCTGGAATCTCCTTGACATTTCCGAGGCGATCCACCACCGGTCCAATGGGGATTTGCTGAACCGTCTTACCAGGTTCCAAACTGAACCCTGCATATAACGATTCCGGATTCGTTACATACAGTGTATCACCCAAGACCTCCATGGGCGAGGCATAATACTTTGAAGGATCGTCACCTGGATCTGTCTGGAGGGGAATGTAAGATTCCCTTTGGTCCAAAATTATCCATGTGGCGAGCATTCCGAATGCAATTGATGCGATGGTAGTGTATCTGTCCATCTTCTACTAATTACTCAGATTTTTAGACGCCCCTTCCTGAAGTCAGGATAATTGGAGCAGCCTGACCAGGTCCGTTGTTCCTTCCACCTGCACCCATTCCCATAAAGAAACCAAGAATGAATGCAACAAAGATGATCACCATCCACACGAGAGGACTTATTCCACTGAATATAGTATCCTGTTGTGGAGGAGGTGGGTGGTGATAAATCTCCTGGTGGTGCTGTTCTTGTTGTTTCGGCATAGGAATTTCGTAATAAATGGGCTGAACCTGTTCATCCTCTTGCTGATCTGGTTCTTGCTCGACTTGAATATCAGGTCTATAAATGGGGGCAGCACCTCCATCATCCATATCAAATCCCTGTGGTATATTACTGTCAACCGCTACTTCCATTGGGAAGGATTTAATATGAATGTATGTTTTTAATAGTTTGGATGAGCGCACTTATTCCTCATCCTCGTCCTCATCTTCATCTGGTACAATGAATCCATCGAGATCATCATCTTCATCGTCGATGCCATCGTAGTCACTTTCATCTTCTGTACGAATAGACTCTACGTCGGAACACTCATCATCCGAATCGTATTCAGACTCATCAAAATCATCTTCAACGACTTCATCTGGTGTGAAAAATTCAGGTTTCTTAACCACGCGTCCGGAACGAGTTCTCGTTTCCATTATTAAGCAATGGGAATGTTTTTTCAATCAATAAGCGCATTTAGAAGACGTGGAGTAAATGGCTGTTTCGTTTCTTCGGCGGCATCCATTAGAACTCGTTCGCCTGTAATCGCAAGTGTTGCTGCCAATTCTGCTATTTCATCGTGGTAGACAGAATCACCCGATGGAAGGGAACCGGCCAAAGATGAGAATTCGTCCACGGCACGCCTGAGGTATCTACCACTTCTTTCCAAACTGACGCCCTTGAGAACGGTTACATCTGGGCTAATCATCTCTTTCTTTGCAGATTCCAGTTCCTTCTCGAACCGTACATACGTGACTGGATCCAAATCACGAAATCTTGAAAGGTTTGGAAGCATGTCGTCAACCGGTTTCCATAAATCAGGATTTACCGGCTTTCCGTATCCCGAACGTCTCCCTAATATGAATATGATGGCGAAACCTATAATCAGCAAAATGGTAATCATACCTTGTTTAATTTTTGCAGATATTTTATTATCTTGGGGTGAACCATGTACTTGCGACCACTCCGACATTTGTGATCTTCGTCGTGGCACTTGAACAGAACGGTCTTCGATTCCTTGTCGACCAAAAACCACCCATGGTTCCCCTTGTGCTCTCGCTCGATAAATTCACAGTACTTGCTCTGAGTTGCGATGACCCAGTGAGTCTTTTTTGGAATGATTTTGTCAATTCGCTTCACATTGTGTTGAGGATACACTTCCTGGATCCACTTGAGCAATTCGTCATTCGCGCTGGTTCCCGAAATGATGGTCTCGTTCCCTCCAAAGTGATCAAGTTCATTTCCATGGGGAAGAATGGAAAAACGTTCGAACATGCTTGCCGACGGTTTGGACTGAGATATTTCAGTGACGCCATCCTTTCCAATTTCAAACCTCGGTACATAGGGCACGACAAGTTCCTTGGTTTCTCGCTTCATTTTGTAGGACCAGATGGTTCTCAAACCCGTCTTGAACACTGACTTGTCCAGGACTGTTGACCATGGAACATCTGGATCGTAATCGACAAGGGTAGCCGTGATACGATTCAGAATGTTCAATGCAGACGAAGTTGTCACCGTCACCTGAGGCCACGAGAGGTGAACGCCATTCTTAAAATCGTCTCCCTGAGCGCGAGTACAAGTGGAGACAAGAACGGGTCCAAGTGAAGGAAACGCCGTGTGAAGTTGAATTGCCCAACGCTTTATGGTTTCATCTGTGACGGCACCCTGCTCTCCGGTCGTCACATAGTCGATGTCCAAAAACATCCTGAACCTGTCTGAACTCTTAGTCTGCTCCACCATGAACAACTTTTCACGATTGGACAGACATCTCATGCACATCTCATAAAATCTCTCACGCTGCTGAAGGGGAACGATAAGTACGCCCGATCCATTCATCAGTGTGTGAGTAATCGTGGTTCCTTGAGGTTTGGTTCGGAACCACCAACCAAGTCGCTCACATTCGTCTTTGAAACTCATGGAAGTCTTCTGGATACTATGGTTTTTTGTTTTTAAGCCTACATGAGGTTGCAGTAAAGTGTCATTTCATCGTCATTTTCTTCTTTCTTGGGTCCATACTTTTTCAAAAGATAGATCTCACCAACCACTTCTTCCTCGGTGAGTTCCTGGATGCGCTGGGCTTCCTCGGATTCAATATCTTCGGGATCAAGACCTAAGAGGTTCCTGAGTTCTGTGATACGTTCCTGTTTTGATTTTCGCATCTGTTTCTCCTTATATTAAATGGGATTTTTGGAAACGAGGGATTCAGCGCACGGTGAAAGTCATCATTGGCTAGCACTTGGTTTTCGATCAGTGGCCACTTTGCTTTTCTTTGAAATTCTTGCATCGTATCAAATGACATGTACTTATTTTCATCGTAGGTTCTTCTGATAGATTGTCTATTTTTCTTTCGCTCTTCGGTTATTTCCTTTTCACGGTTAAATCGTTCAATCATGTTCAATTGTGTTTCCCTGGGAATGTAGGTTTCAATCACAAAAACATGATATATGATTCCTTCATTCTCGGCATCTTCGAAATAAAAATATCTGTAGTATCCCTCCGAGATGGCTATGACGCCACGACTTTCTTCTTCAAGTTCCCTTAGCGCCGTGCGTATTGGCCATCCTACCTCGCGCTTTCTACATCCACCTGTCACAAATGTCCAATCATCCCAACGTTTATCACATACAGTTAAGTAACGTGTTGGTTCTTTTTCGTCAGGTACAACTAGGACAGTGATCGCTTTATGCGTCTGCTGATCCATTTACTTCTTCTGTCTCCTCTTCTTTATTAGGCTCTTCGGGCTCGGGGACATATTTGAGACCGTCTTCAAGGGCATACAGAGATGTCTTCAACCACTTGGTCTCTGTATAGAGATAGAAACTGAAACCAATGAGGAAAGCCACGAGCGCCATGAGGATCATCTCTTTGTTCATGAATGAGTTAAGCATTTATCGTTGAATACCAAAAATATTATCCAGTTCTCGCGCGTTAATCTCATCACGGCTCGTGACCTTGTAGGGAGGCGCCATAACCTCGGGTGCCTCCATCATCTCGTGGTGCATCCCCTCCTTGACACCGAACCACTTCTGAAGCGTTCCTGAACCAGGCTTGTAGCTGATGAGGAACACCAGGACGGCCAAAAATGCGATGAAGTAAAGATTCATTCTTATTATTATCCTGGGAAATTATATATGGCGAAGGTCGAACGAAGCAGTTACCCCGTCAAGAAGTTCATGGCCAAGTCACCCAAGGGCGAGACCATCTACTTCGGACAGGCAGGATACGGAGACTATGATCTGTGGTCAAGGGTGGATCCCGAGTACGCCGAGAAGAAGCGCTATCGCTACACCACGTCACACAAGGCTATCCTGTTAAAGGACGGAACCCCTGCGTGGAAGTCACCAGAGACCGCCGAGTACTATGCCATGCGCGGGACGTGGGATGAACCCCGTGGAAACCCTCTGTTCAAGCAAGTGGTTGCCATGAGAAATAAGAGCCTCACCAAGGAGGAAAAGGCTTTCATCGCTAAACACAAGAAATTACATTAAATTATTTAGTTCCTTCTTTGACTTTTGAATAGTAGATCGAAGACTGGCGATTCTAGCCGTCTTTCTTTGATTTGCCTCAATCCGGTTCATCCTGCCGGATTTAAGATTCTTACGGGTCCTTGCGCTTTTGGCGACGGCACTGAGCTTCATCAAATCTTTCATCGCGTTAAAGTACTCTTCGGGAGTGAAGTTCACGAGAGACCAGTTCTTAAATATGATACCGGGTAGAGGTTGCTCCACTGTTTTATTTTCGCGATTCGCTCTCTCGCGCACCAGTCTCATAGCCCGCCTAGCCCCCTCCAAATCGAGGATCGCCTTGACATTGTTCTTGTCATCGATCACCAGACCGAAAGATGTAATATTTTTATTCTTATTGTTCACAGGTTTCAAAGTTCTGTAACTGTAGTTCGCATATATGATGGGTTCGGTGAAGGTCGCGTTTTTTCCATTTTTTAAACCCTTGGCGATCATGCGCTTGAGAAGGATGGGCTTCATACCCCGTCTCTGTTCGTTGTTCATATTTCGCCACGGGGTCGCAATACCCATGGCTTTCCTCAGTAGTTTCTTAACGGCTTCGGACTTTGCATCATCCAACGCTGTGTTACCATCATCATTTTTCTTGAAAAGATCGATATTCTTCGCAGCCAAAAGCTCTTTTACCACGTCCTCTTGATTATTGAATGCGGCAATGTGAAGAGCTGTAACTCCGTCCGGCTTCGTCTTGTTAACGTTGGCGCCTGCTTTCAATAACTCCCTTGCGCAAATAGGTGCGCCGAATTGGGATGCGATCATGAGAGGCGTCCATCCCAACGATGAAGCTTTGTCCACTTGGACTTTCTTGGATTTTAACAATTCTCTTACTTCCGACACACGACCATACCTCGTAGCCACATATAGAGGCGTCCGTCCGCGCTCGTCCGCCTTGTTTACATCGGCTCCCTTCGCCAAGAGCAATTTCACAATATCCGTTTCAGCTTCCTCGGAAGCCGCATGCAGAGGCGTGTTTCCTTCCTCAGTCGCCTTGTTGACGTCGATGCCCCGGGCGGTCAGTAGCACCTTCACTACCCTCGTGCGACCATAGTAGGACGCCAAGTACAGAGGCGTCGATCCGGCTATATTCTCCTTGTTGACTTGGATGCCTGGCGCGGACAGTAGCAATCTCGTGACCACCCAAAAACCCTCCATGGACGCCCTGTGCAGAGCCGTCAATCCATATTTATCCGCCTTATTGACGTCGATGCCCCGGGCGCCAAGCAGCACCTTCACCACCTTCATGTGACCCTCGCTGGACGCCCTGTTCAGAGGCGTCCGTCCCTCCTTATCCGCCTTATTAACATCGGCTCCCTTCGCCAGGAGCGCCTCCACAATCTCATAGTCACCTGCTTGGGACGCTACGATCAGAGGCGTCTCTCCGTCCTTGTTCACCTTGTTGACTTGGATGCCTGGGGCGGCCAGTAGCAATCTCGTGATCCCCAAATAATTCTCCACAGTCGCAAAGTGCAGAGCCGTGTTTCCATCCGAATCCGCCTTATTAACATCGGCTCCCTTAGCCAAGAGCAATTTCACCAATTCCGAATTACCAATAAAGGACGCCTGCATCAGAGGTGAACGTCCATTTCCGTTATTCTGATTGACGTTGGCTCCATTGTTCAGGAGTTTCCTGGTGGCATTGACATTTTCTCGGTTCACGGCATTGACAAGAGACATATTACTATAATGTGACATTAATTATCTGAGATGACCTCGACTGAAATTTGCCTGAAGTTTTTTAGCAACATCGCCGCGACCCGGTGGCGACCATCGATAATACTATAAAAGTCACCATGCTCTTTGACCTTTACGGGCGAACCCTCGAAAAAGTCCAACTTTGCGATGTCTTCCTTCAGCGGGGTGGGTGCCGGATGAGGGTCCTTTTCATAGTCCTTCTCCTTTATCTTGCCACCCGCCCTCTTCACGGCGCGAAATATAGCCGGGGTCATCATAATTTGTGTGAGGTCAACTACTCGTGTGTCATATTCTACTTCTGGTTCGTACCACATTTATTATTCTTTGGTTCTCTTCTTTAATCCCATAAGTGTTTCTAAATTGTTTTTCGCTTTTTTGAGTGGGATCGGTCGTTTCAATCTTAGGTCGTCTGTCGTTGATTCTGAATTATTTATATCATCAATTTTAGATTCTTCTGTTATAATTACACTTTCCTTTCTCTTTTCTTTAGATGTTATTTCTTTATATTTATTGACAATCAAAGGATAATAATTGCTATTTGGTATTTGAACCCATGTATTTTCTGAACCTTTTCTAAATTCTTTTATAGACAAATTACCTCCAAAAATTTCTAGTGAATATCGTGAAGGAGCCCTGCGAGTGGGTGTAACTTTTCCTAAAATTCGTTTTTTATAAAGTGTAATGAACTGGTTGATTTCGGGTGTACGAACATTCTTACTATCCATGTTCCATGCTTTCATACACTCCCATGAACAGAACTGACCCATCATAGAAAATCGGTCTAATTTATAGTCGTATTTGTATGGTAGGTGTAAGATCTGTGAATCTATTCCATGGCAACACCACCAACAACATGTCATTCCATTTAATTAAAGAATAGTTATGTTTATTCTTTAATAAGATGTTGATAAGTATCGATGTCGGTATTAAAAATTTGGCGATGTGTTTTTTGGATGCCGACACAAAACGCATTTTTCAGTGGGAGGTGGCAAGTGTTCCTTCAGAGAGGCAGGGTGGACTTTTGCCCGCTTTGAAAGAACATTTAGAAAGAAGGGACTGGCTAAGGGAAGCCAAGACCGTCGTGATTGAGAGGCAACCGGACAGGAATAAAAAGATGAAAGCCATTGAACATTACCTTCATGGATTTTTCTGTGGGCGTGGTTTGGACACAATTGTTTTTGACGCCAAATATAAAATACCGGATGTCGTCGGACCCGGAAGAAAGCAATACATCAAACGAAAGAACACCGCCATCGAACGTGCCCGTGAGTGGATCACGACGAATTCACTTAATTCTAGTTGGCTTGATTTCTTTAATAACCATAAAAAGAAGGACGACCTTGCCGATACGGTGATGCAGGCACTGGCATTCATCGGTCAACAAAAACCCGAACCCGAAAAGAAAAGAAAAGAGGTCATTCGACCGCGCAGACCCACGCCCAATCAGCGTGATACTAAATATTCAAAATCCAATCTCGCATGGCTCTGGACCAACGAAGATCAGGAAAAACTAAGAAAAGATAAACGATTCGTAAAGGACATTAAACGTTATTTCCATTCCTTGGAGGAGTTTTCAGGGTTGTTGGAGGCGTGACAAGTTTTCTCTGTTTTAGCACCTGTCTAAAACCATACCTATGAATCCGTTTCAGTAACTTTAGGGTCCTCTGGTTTTCATAGGTCTGATACACAGATATACCGAGCGATATTGTGCTCATGGCATGATCTGGATCCACCTGAAAGGCTCTGGGTCTAATTCTCATCCCTCTACTTATCTGATAATTTTATTTTTTAATATCAAATGGAGACCGCGTTTGTCATCGGTGGGAAGACCATGGTGTTAAAGTACGCTAGGAAGATGCCCGTCAAGGAGGTCGAGCGCATGAAATCCTTCGTGACAAATAAGGGCGTAAAACTTGTCAAGACGGATAAATTTAAGATTTTGTCCGTGGAGGACAAGGACACCAGACGAGTCTACAAGGTAGTCTTGTAGATGCCACAACATGATGTTTTGGGACGTTCGTTAAGGACTTTCTTATGATATGCTAAAAAGAACTCTAAAAGTTTCTCGGCAGAGGGCCTACGTTTATAGTTGTTTTCAAGCATGAGACTTATCGTTTCACCAATCTCGGGTGGTGGATTCATGTCTTTGAATATTTCCTTGGTTATCATTCCAAGTGAATAGATGTCAATCTTTTCGTTGTAGGGTTCCACGTCGCGCATCTCGGGCGCCATGTACTTTCCAGTGCCGACCCGCCACCCATCCGAATAGATGGTATTGTCGCTGACCAAAATCTTACTTAGCCCGAAGTCGGCGATCTTGACCTTTCCACTCTTGGACACCAGAAGGTTTTCGGGTTTCAAATCTCTGTGAATCACCTGCTCGGGTTTGCGGGAGTGCAAATAGACAAGGGCTCTAAGAATGTCAACCATGAAACCAACTCGTTCAGCCAAGGTCGTGGGGTTT